GTCGGCTCGATTTGCGTGATCGCATTTCGGAAACCACTCGTTGTTCAGCCACTCTTCCACCGCCGCGTCCAGCACGGTGTCGCCGGTCTGCGCGTGGTAGCCTTGGGGCGCAACGTACATCGCGTATTTGCGGTTGAGCGTTTTGGCTGGCGCAAAGTTGTTCTCCAAATCGGTGGCTTCGCGAAGCAGTTGGAGCCGGTCGCGTTGGACCTGAAAAGAGTTGGGCGCGATCTGTGCCGGTGCGATCTCGCGACGGTTGGTAAATTGCGCTCCGTCGTATTTGAACTCATGGAGCAGACGCTTGGCAGCCATGCGACGCACACCTGCCATTGGCGCAATCGCGCTGATGGCTCGGTCGAGGAAGTTGGGAGCGAGTGGGTTGCGTGGTGTGGATGCGGCCATTGGTCAGTCTATTGGTTTGCGGTTCCTCGCCCGATGGATCGATTAAAGTTTGCTCGCACGTTCATTGTCCGCGCACCGCTCAATAGTCCAGCGGCATAGTTGCATTCTTGGATTAGGTCTTGGGCACTCTCCAGCGATGGGAAGCTGAAAGAGCGTCCTGCAATGGAATAACTTACACCACGCACTGAGCTTGCAATTAAGCAGGTCACGGCGGCGGTTCTGATTTCGGTGAGTTCGGTTGAGGAGAGTCCTACGAGTGTTCCTTTGACGGCCATATGACCAACTCATAAGCGGTATTGGCATTAGGGCAAGAGGGTTGCGGGTTCCGGTGGCGGTCCGTCATTCGTCAGGTCAGCCGGGTCGGCGGTGGCGAACAGCACTCGACGAATGCGCTGGTCAAGCAGTGCGCTGACCAAGCTCATCTGATCGCAGTCGAGCAGATGGTTGGCTTTGCCTTTGCTGACCGTCCACAGCCATTTCTTCTGACCGGCCTTATCCACCTCCTGCCTTTTGAACTCGACGCTGGTCTGCTTCTGGTACTCGTTGCTGACGTTTTGCGGTGCCGTAAATCGGTAGGCACTCATGCCTCCGCGCATGCGGTGATACATGTTTTTGATCGGTTGCTGGCACCAGAAAAAGTAGCGAGCCTGGCGAACCTTGCCACCTTGCCCAATGCCGACGTGACCTACGTTGACCGAAGAGAATGGATATTTGCGGACGATGCGCTGACCGTTAAATTCTTCGTGGTGCGGAAAGTCTCGGCGGTTGGTCGAGTCTCCCCACAGACCTTGCCAGCCGTAGCGGACGCACACCTCTTGGACTGCCGACGTGTCGAAAGCAATGTCCACCAGCGTCCTGCCAGGCTCCACGCCGAGCTCGATGCGGAGCTCCTCGAGCTCCTCCCATGTCGTGATGCGTCCCTCGTCGATGATGCGAGATTCGGTCGGCCCATAGGCACGGCAGACGTACCAGCGATGCGCTCCCTCGCCCTTACTCGCTCGGCCAGCTTGGTTGTCGATGGTTAGAAATCGTCCGATCTCTCCGTCGAAGATCTCGCGCTTGAGGTAGTTACCCTTGATGCGGTCGAACTCCACGCTGGTCTCAGCGTCACTCGGCGACTCGTCCCACGCCAATGCCCGACGCTTCTGTATGTAGTCGCGCAGTGGTTCGATGGCTCCTTGCTTTGCCGCCGCGGATGCCTTGAGCTTCTCCATGACCATTGCGCCCAACTCGAAGTAATGGACGCTGACAGCCTCCCAATGAAAGGAGCGGTGATGCGCTGGAGCGTTCGGGTTGGTCACCTCGTATCGACCGAGGCCAGCCTGCCGACGTCGAGAGATCTCGTCAGGTGGCCAGTCCACTCCGCAGTGCTGGCAGTTGTATCGCACCAACGGCAGGATCTTCGACCAGATAAATTCTCCTGTCTCTGTGATCGTCTCCTCGGTGCGTGGGAACTTTAGGCGATCCTTGTCGTCGGTGAGTCGTTGGAACTGGTTGCATGTCGGGCACGGCACCGTCCACTCCTCACATGTGCCGTTGTTAAACGATGTGTCCGACTCGTCTCCCAGAACCGAGCCAGTCGAGAGCGTCAGGATCTTGTTGTTGCGGACGCCTTCGACGCGCTTTTCAAAGGCGGACATGATGCCGGGACGATACATGTGTGGCTCGTCCATTGTCAGGTATCGGACGCGCTTGCTCTGTGCGTTGGAAAGGTTTGCGCCGACGCAATAGAAACTCATCGATGGCAGGACGATCTTTTGGACTCGCTGTTTGTGGCGGTCGCTGGGCAATTTCTTGGCAAGAAACTCGTTCTCTTTCAGCATTGGCCCGATCCTGTCCTCCAGCCAATCGGCGGCGTCGGGATCACTCTGCGCCACCATGTAGTACATGCCCGGCTCGGAGTCGATGCACCAGGCTAGATGGATCTCGCCGATCAGCGACTTGGCTGAGCCTGCCGGACCGCGCACATCGACTCGGCGAATGGTCGAGTCGCTCATGGCTCGCAGTGGTTCGATCAGCCACGGTGACTCCTCAGCCACATACATGGGATAGCGAGTGGACTGCGGAAGCCTAAGCACGCCGTCATATTTCTCGACCATCGATCCGTCGAATTTCTCTGGCACCGCCCATTCGGCGACCTGCGCCAGCCACCGTTTGTCTTCGTCGATGGTCGCCATTATTTCGCGTATTGGCCGAGGTAGAGTTTCACCTCTTTGGCGATAGAATTGTATATTCCTCGGTCGAGTGACTTGTCGAGAATGTCGAATATCTGGGTGAGGTGAGTGGACCACTCGGTGCGGACAAGGTCTCGGTCGATGACTCGCTCCTTGGCCTTGTCTAGCTCGAGCTCGGCCTTAAGCGTTTGGGCGGCGAGCTTGCGCGACTCCATCTCGGCGTCGGTTGCCTCGATGACAACGCCAGACGGGATAGCTGAGGAGGAAACACCTGGCGTGGCGGTCGGCGTGGTTGAGTTGTCGGCCAGCCAGTCGATCAGGTTTTGCCGGTATATCCTGCCGTTGCGGAATCCCTTACAGCCGCCTGTTTTGGCTCGCTTGATCTCGGCCATCGGCACGCCAAGAATCTTGGCTGCGCTGGTCATGGAGTCGAATGAGACCTGGTGCTTTGGCGCGATGCCAATCAGGTCTTGGATCTCTGACAGTTGCTCGGCTGACAGCCGGCCACCGTCGGCGTGCTTTTGCAGTAGCGATTGCCTACGGCTTTCCTGAATCTCTTTTGGTGTTGGTAACTGGCTCATATGTCATGGGTTGGGCGAGGAAGGATTGGACTTCGACGCGCCAAGTTTCTAGCTGCCTCCAGAATTGCCACCATTGCCGAATGGGGATGCGGATCGTTTTGGAGTGTTAGCTGCTGCGCCTCGTTGATTCATTTGTCTTCACCTCCTTTCTGCCTCCACCTTACCTTACTCCGTTGGCTCTGGCAACTCTCTGATCATCGGCACTCGCTTCATGACCTTGCGCACGGTCTTGGGAGCGAGCCTGGGGAGCGTTGGCAACTCGATGCCCATCGACTTTGCTAGTGCCTCGCCATCAACGAATGTCCCATGCTCGCCACTCCAGCCAGACGCAGACAGGAAGGCGTCCCGGCGTTCCTGCGTCCCGAAACAGACGCAGAGAAAGTGACGAGAGGTTGTCACGGCTTCCTTGTTGCTGGTCTCGCGGTTGCGGTCGGCGCGGAATTGTCTCTGCATCTCCGTCAGCTCCTGAGTGGCTCCACTCTCTAGGTCTTTGGGCTTGGGGAGACCCAGTAACCCAGTTGGCTTTTTGTGGAATTTTTTGGGAATAACAACGGTGTTTAGTTTGATCATAAGTCAGATTATTGGATGGATTTTTGTCGGTATAACTCGGTCTCTGCGAGCGGAAACCACTCGAGGATTTTCTCAAAGTCTTTAGGGAAATGCTTCTTGATTGGTCCCAAATAGCGAAAGTCGAGGCCATCGAATGATCTGCCAAACATTGCATAGTCGATGGGCAGTTTGACGCCAGACTCAATCAACTCGTCCTCCAATCTCTTGTTGGACCAGTCCCAGACTGGGTAGAATTGACGACGCTTTGGGTTCAGTCCACCCTTCAGCATGTTGACCGCCGCCCGGCGAGCTAGGTTGTCACACTCCCGGACGCCCTGAGCGCACCACTCGCTCGGGCGCAGGCCAAAGTCCTCTGCCAGCCAGTCGCGCACCTGATCTCGGGTGTAGGAGAGCAGGCCCAAATTCTCCACGACGTCGCGGCGGTGGAGAGGTTGGAATGTCCCGCTGGCGATCATGTCATACAGAGCTGGGCTGGGAATACGGACGATTTTGGTGCCAAAGAATTTTTCGTAATAGGCCAAACTTTCATCGATAAACTCGAGGTCTGGGACGAGGTAAAAATAAAACGGCACCACCTTAATCTTGTCCCGAAGTGCCAGCCAGGTGCCAATGGCGTCTTTTCCAGCGGAAAAACTGAGCAGGCAAGTGTCTGTCTCATCGCGCACGGCGGCGATAGTTCCCTCACCAGTAATCCATCCTTTTTCATTCGTGGGGTATGTCATAGGTCGGCAAGGCTAGCGCGATGCATTTATTTTTAAAACATTATTTTGCGTGAGACACCTAGGCGACTGCCCCATAAGAAAACCTCGCAACCGCGCTGACCC